TGACTGATTGCTGACAGGTCAGATGTTACAATAGCTTTGTTCGGTGACTTGACAGGGAAGCTGAACACTGTAGTGGCATCAGGCTTCATAACGTCAGGCTCATTGGGTATACCCTGATCCTTCATAAACTGTGTCAAAGGGTCTTTATTATCACCACGCACAGTACGGATATAATAGGGACTATGGCGAGGGTGTATGCCAGAGGCACTATCCACCAGTTGCGAGACTGTGCCTGACGGCTTGACGCAACTAATAGCAGTAGCAACAGGTATACCAAGACGGTCAGCCCATTCAGCATTAGTAGATACAGCAATCCCACGTAGATGTTCAAGGGTCTTATCCAATCCTTTGTTTGCGGTAGTCATCAAGGGGTTGTCCATTATCCCTGTGAGAGACACACCGAGCAATCGTTCTTCTTCTGTATTTCGTTGCCACACCTTTCGCAGATAAGGGAACTTTGTGTACGTGCTTTGGATCGTCCCAAGTATTGTGGCGAGTCGGACTTTTCTAGCCAGTTCTTCCAACGAGTCTGTGGCTCGTACCACAACTTCCGTAAGATTGCAGAACTGATTCGGACGTAGGATAATCTCACTGCACGGATTAGTTCCAAAGTCCCATTCAGGATCACGTCTGCCAAACTTAGCAGCTTGTTTCTTACTTGCCTCACGATTAAAGATACCACGTTCACCACTCCCACTTTCTACTAATGACATCCATTCACGCATGAAGGATACTGCATCTGGTTTCTCTGTATAACTAACACTGTTATTAGCCAATGCTCGTTGTGGTTCATTCTCCCACCACTGACCTGACTTAGCATGACGCATACGGTCATCACTCAGGTTACTCAATGAAATCATAGCTGACCTACGTACACCACCTACGACAACTACTTCACCAATCTTGCACATAATGTCGTGACACTCAATGCTAGATAACTTACGGCCTTGTGCATTTTTAAATACCCGTACCACAAAGTTAAACAAATCCACCAGAGGTGCAGGTCCACTTGCCCTACCACCAAATGTTTTCAGCCTAGCCCCTGCAGGACGTACACGTGAAACATCCCACTGCGGTATCTCACCTGCCCAAAGAAGAGCCATCACTTGTCTGAGAGACTTAGCCCAACCTTCTTTACTATCCTTCACAACGACTGTGGTATCACTGTCGAACAACTCAGGGACTTCGGGCAGCTTACTGATAAACTGACGTTCAACACTGAAGCCAACGCCAGTGCCACACAAGAGGATGAACATAGCCTCATCGAAGGACTTAGGATCATCTATGGGTAAGTAGCTGCAGTTGTACATACAAGTATTGTCTCTGTCTGCTGCTGGACCTGCAGTCATCATGGATCGCATGGATGGCATAACTTGTAGATCAAGTATACTTTCCTCAATCTCCTTTGCTGTAAAATCATCTATGTTGGGTTTGACTATATTAGTTATGTATCGTGATACAGTCTCAGCCCAACTTTCTCTGCGTCCCTCTTCGTCAAGCCATCGTGCATAACGTGACTTGTGTATGAAGGATTGATAATCAGTGGATAGGTAGTTTTGCGTCATAATTATTCTCCTAATACTTTAATTGTTTTTATACTCATTCCATCTACATCGTAGATAAATTCCTGTAGTGCTTCTTTGATTTCTTCATCAACAAAACCATCTACAGGAATAGGGTATTCATCTTCGTCTAGTTCCAGTGTAAGATATACCTTAACCACCATCACCCGACTCTTCCACGATCAATTGGTTTAGATACCACTGTGCTTTCTGCAAGTCCTCTACACCATTCTTATATCTGTACCGCCACAGGTACTTCATAATGTTACCTTGTAGGTAGTACTGATAACCTTCCTCTCCTGTTGCTGCACGAATAGCATCAATGCATTCGATACCTGCGTAGTTGTAGTGATCAGGTGAGTTTACCATGTCAACATCATCTGATGTAAGTTTAGGTTCTACTTTAGTTGCCATACGTGTCTCCTTATTTAAAGCTAAGTTCAATTACATTACTATTGTCTTTATGTACTATCTTTGGTACTTTTTCTTGCTCTTCTTTTAGCACATCTTCTGCATACTTGTAAAGTGTTTCTCGTACATTCTCATCACTTTCCATTGCAGGTACAGATGCACATACCATATGCAATAACCGCATTAAGTTTATGTAGTCATCATCATCCAAAGAGTTTTCATCTGTGGTTGTGCTGCCAACCATCAACTCCCCTGTCCACTTACCTTTCTCATCTAGAAATGGACTGATACGTATAATGAAATCATTAGGATCGAAGTCAAGTAGTATTTTCTCATGTGCCACATTATTTCCTCTTCACTTTTTTATATGGGAAATGTATCAAGTCAGGATGCATATCCTTACCTTTCTCATTAAGCCATTCTTCTGGGATGATCCTGTCGTAGAACGGAATCTTATTTCTCTCACACCACTGACCGTAGGTGGTCTTAGCACCTTTACTCAGCTTACGTCTACTACTTTCAAATACAAACCTAATGTCTAGCTTTGGGTGCTGTTTCTTAATAGCTGCATGTTTACGTCTATCGTCTGATGTAAACCTGCCCTTAGTTTCTATTATAATCCCATTAGGTAGTACAAAGTCTGGAGTATAGGTGCGGTACATGAGGTCTTCCCATTCAATCTTGATGGCTTCGTACTTAACTTTCACGCCATGCTCAATCAAATAGTCTTTGACTTTTATCTCAAGCCCACTCCTATACCCATACTTTAAAGCAGCAGCAAATTGCTTGCCGTTCATTAGAACCTGAACCAATCAAGTGTAGGAAATGTAGTTGCAGTTGGATAGCCCAGAGACTTTAGTTCCTCTCTGATAGCTGCGTCTGCATCCTTACGTGTCTGCATTGCTGCTCGTAATCCTGCATACTTAGCTTCGTGTAATGCTTTCTTACGGACACGTACTTCCTTTTCCATAGCTTCGATCTGCTCCTGCATTTCTTTTATTTCATCATCACCTAGCATGTTTACTCCTTTCAATCTACGTAAGCTACGATAGGCTTTGTCTTAGCCTGTGACACCTTAGAGGGTAATTCCTTTAGTGTTGGGTAACATTCAAATCTGTAGTCACAGAACTTGCAGTTACTATTCAGCACTCGATTGCCAGTTGCCTTGCCCCTAAACGTTTCGGGTACAGGGGCAAAGCACCTTTCAAACTCGTTACTCTCTACGGTAGCCACCGTATCATTTAATTTAGTAAGTTCTTCGTCCATGTCAAGACCATCAGCAGCAATATATTTTATATTACCATTGGCCTTGTTGACCACCCACCAACCACCTGCTTTCTTACCAGATGCTTTAGCATATCCAGCCAGTTGACCTACGTAACCAAATGGGTCACTGGCTTTTAATGTTTAATAAGACTCGAACTTGTTTCGGTATGACCAATCACTAGCAGACTTAACATCATCGACAGCACCGTCAATCACAAGATCGTATGATCCCTTTACTGTGGTCTTGTCTAGCTCTAGCTCTACGTAGTTATCTTCATCCTCGTACTGTACTCCTGCTTCTGTGATGATACCCTTGAACGCAGCCTCTACGATGTCACCTAGCAGCATGTTCATAACGAATGTTGTTGGTTTGGGCAACGCCTTCTCTGGTTTATTCTTTTCAAACCAAAGCTGACAAGTTGGCCTACCTATGTTTGACATACGTAGACGAAACTCATCACGCCTATTGCCCCCACCAAACTGGCGTCTTACAGCATCCATTACATCTTTACCAATCTGTTGTACTGTCTCTTCGGACATTGTTGATTTACCAGATGTAGCATCCTCAAGATACTGATTGATCGCCAGTTCAGCAGGGTGGTTCATTATACGAAGTCCTCTTCACTGATGTCCACAAAGGCTTCTACTGTGTCGGTATCCACCTCTTCGTTCTTGTGCTTGTTCTCGTCCCATGCACTGAGAATGTATGTATTGTAGTTCTCAATCCATGCAACGAAGTTACCAAACACTTCCTGTGCATCGTTGTCCATCTCTAGTGTAGTGTTCAAGTCCAACTCTGTCACAGGCACATAGAAGCTGCTACCATTAGGTAGTGGTACTTCTCGTGTCTGCAGACCAATGGTATGCTGCGGTGGTAGCCTACGCATTCTGTTGAGCTTGTTGAACACCTCACCCAAAGTCTTGAATGCATCACGGTTATCAATCTCCCAAATGAATGGGGTAGGCTCTACGTCAACAGAGTTACCTGCTGCGTCTGTAGCATTCACCAGTTCTACTGTACCAAACAATGCACGAACACGTTTGATAGAACGGATCAAGTCCTTCATGCTATCAGGCAATGCTGCCCAATCCTTGATGAACCCTGCAGGTTTACCACAGTTGAAGCCACCATCGTTGTCCTTCATGTCACCGTTAAGGTCATTAGCCATAACAGTTTTGATGTAACGATTAGGGGTACTGTCGTTACCCTTAACGAACTTCTTGTGCATGAACCGTTGCAAGAATGGACGTATCTGTACACTCTCTGCGTAGTATGTGTCACCGTCAGGTATCTCTAGTTTGTATGTGCCACCTGACACAACCTCTAGCTTTACCTTCTTGCCACCCATGTCCTGTTCACCCATGATAGGTGAGTGGTTGATGCGCAAACGTGCAAGGGTACTTGCCTTGCTAGATTGCTGAGATACATCAGCACCCATGCCCATTGCTTGAGCCATTACGTTGTAGTTATTAGTGTCGATTGTTGTTACTTGAGTCATGTGTAAGTCTCCTTATGTTTTTGACGAATGGTAGTTATATCATGCAACATCTTTTGTGTCAAGCCAGTTCGGACCAATTTTTGCCTCTAGTAATAGAGGAATGTTGAAGTCAATGTCCCACTTGCGATTCACGATGTCGATCAGCCTGTCATTGGCTGTACGTATTACTTTTAGTACTGTCTCCTTTTCTTGTGGATGCACGTCTAGTACTATCGAATCATGCACTGTGTTTACTACGCAACTGCGTAGCTTGTTTGCTGTTAGTAACTTATCAATGTATATCAGAGATATAGGTACTATGTCAGCCGTTGCGAACGATTGCACAGGATAATTTTTTATCTGTGTGAAATATGTCACACCACCGAAACGTCTACGTGTAACGTCAGGGAATGCGAACTCACGTCCAGATGGCGTAGTAATCTTACCCGTGTTCAATGCTTCTTTAGCAAGTGACTC